CGCCGCGCGCGCCGCTATCGAGAACGGCAGCGCCCGCCGCGTCGATGCCGTGCCGCTGGGCACTTCCGCGAGCACTCGCGGGGCTCTGCCGCAGGTGCGCGACACGACCGACTACAACGCCGCCGCCCGCCGCGCTTGGGTGAAGGACATTGCCCGCCGGAGCGGCGTGCAGCTCATCGAGGGTACCGATTTCACGCAGGTTGAGCGCGACGCTTACAACGCGCTTGTCGAGCGACGCACCGCGTTCACGCATCTGACCAGCAACACCGATGCGGTTATCCCCGTCGAGCTTCAGACGCAGATTTTCACGCTGATTGACAACACGGCTGTTCTCTACGGAGATATCCACAAGGACAACTTCCCGCATCAGTTCGAGCTTATCCGCCATAAGGGCATCACGGCTGGCGACGCGGCGAAGACCGGTGAGGGCGCAGCGCCCACCGATGAGGAGCAGAACGAGTTCGACACCATCACCCTTACGGGCGAGGAGATCAAGAAGACCGTCAAGATGAGCCGCAAGATGGCGGTTCAGTCTATCAACGGCTTTGAGCAGTACATCGTCAACGAGACTGGCGCGCGCCTTGCCGTCGCTGCCAACGCGCGAGTTCACGCCAAGACGGTTGACTCCATGCTTGGCATGGATACTGGCAACAAGATTAACTGCGCAACCGCTGGCACCCTGAAGAAGGCTGATATCACCAAGCTTCTGGGCATGCTCTACACCTACGGCAACCCCGCGCCGAAGGGCTGCATTATCTACGCCAACGGCAACACCATTTGGAACCATATTGCTATGGTTGAGGATGCCAACGGGCGTTCTTACTTCGTTGACGAGAAGACCGAAGACCCCGCCGTTGAGGGTCATATCTTCGGCAAGCTCGTTAAGCGCGACGATTCTATGGCGGATGGCACCATCAAGGCTGGTTATCCTGACCTGTTCCGTGGAAACATCTTCGACGGCGTGGACGTTACGCCCTATGTCGAGCCGGGTACGCAGAAGCGCTGCTTTGACGGCTACCTGCTCTTCGACGGCGGCCTTGCCGTTCCGAAGGCTTTCGGCCAGCTCACCATCGGCACCGCCGTTAAGGCTTAGGAGGTGCCGCATGGCAGAGAAGCCGAAGCTGCTTGACGCGTGCCGCGAAGCGCTGAGGATTCCCGCCGATTGCACCGACTTTGACCCTGAGATTGAAGACCTCATCGAAGCCGCCCGCGCCGCGATGCGCGCGGGCGGCGTTGCCGAGAAGGTAGCCGCCGACGATTCGAACGCCACTGTTCGGCTCGCGGTGAAGGTCTACTGCAAGGCGAACTTCGGCATGGACAACCCCGATGCCGACCGCCTTACTCAGAGCTTCGACGATCTGCTAACCATGATGCGCGGCAGCTCGGAGTTCGGGGGCGCGTCATGAGCATGTGGGCTGGCACGTGCCAGCTCATCGCTAAGACCGTCAAGAAGGACGAATACGGCGTGCAGCAGACGGAGGAAACAAAGCGCAAGGTGTTCTGCAACGTCTTCTCTATGGGAGATGCAGCATACTACGCAGCCGCTGCCGCTGGTATTCATCCTGAAGCAGTGTTGCAGATTCGCAAGAGCGCCTACAACGGAGAGCGGCTAGTCGAGTTCGACGGCGCGCGGCTCACGGTCGCGCGCGTTGACAGGTCAAGCCCCGACTTCGTGCGCCTGACGCTCGCTGAGGTGGTGGGCGACCGTGGCTGAGCAGAGCATCGAGCGGTTCATAAGCAGCTGCATGAAAGAGTGCGTGGAAGACAACGTTTCCGCGCTCGCTGAGAACGCGGGCGAAGCCGGAAGGCGCGCCGTGAAGCTGTTGAAGCAAGAAAGCAAGGTGCGCACCGGTGCTTACAAGAAGGGCTGGAAGGCCGACGTTAAGACCGATGAGACGGGCACCGAATGCACCGTGCACAACCGGCGATACCAGCTAACGCACCTGTTGGAGAACGGCCACCAGATCACGAACCAGACTGGCGAGGATTACGGCACCGTTCCCGGCGACGGCGTTATCAGGAAGGTTGCAGACCAAGTGGCGCGAGAGTTCGCGGAGATGGGGGGCGACGGACGATGATTGAGCTAAAGGCGCTCTGCGGCATTCTCGATTCGCTCGGCATCCCGTGGGCTAACCAGCGCTTCGCTGACGGTGAGGAACCGGCACCGCCCTTCATCTGCCTTGTCGCGGGCTACAACGAAGCGGCCTACGCGGACAACGGCACCTACCTTTCGTGGATGCCCTACGATATCGCGCTCTACACGCGGCACCGCGACTACGCGACCGAGAAACGCATACGCGATGCGCTCGAAGCCGCAGAGTGCCCGTTCACGCTGAGCATCACGAACATTGATTCAGAAGAGCTTACCGAAGCGGCGTTCACCGTGAACGTCGCCGAGAGTTAGGAGAAAACAAATGGCACGAAACGGATTCTTCGGCGTGAAGAACTCGCATTTCGCGATCTGCACCGACGAAGACGCGCTTACCTACGAAGACCCCGTGCACGTCGCGGGCACCGTCGCTATCAGCATGGAGCCGACCGTTGAGACGGCGACCAGCTACGCGGATAACGAGCCGTGGCTTGACAAGCAGCAGGACAACGGCGGCTCTGGAACCATGAGCTTCTACGACACCGAGAGCACCGCCGAGCTGCGGCAGCTCATAGCAGACCTCGTGGGCTACGAAATCGCGCAGGACGGGCGAACCATCCTGAGCGCCGACCGCACGCCCAAGAAGTTCGCCTTTATGTGCGAGCAGCCGGGGCACGTGCTCGGTCGCCGCCGCTGCCTTCTCATGTGCCAGTTCTCGAAGCCGACACAGGAGCTTAACACCGTTCAGGACACGCCCGAGATCACGCAGCTTGATTATCCGTTCACGTGGCGACCGGTCACTATCCCGAGCACCGACATTCGCACGAGCGGTTACGACAGCTTCACCGGCCTTGCTGATTACGACACCTTCTTTGATGCGGTCAATATCGAGCTTGAGCACAAGACCGAGCCGACGGCCTAGGAGGTTTCGAATGCTTATCAAGGTTGGCGAAAAGGAGTTCGAAGCGACCTTCAACGCATTCACTCCGATTGCCTTTTCCCGCTGCTTCAATGTCGTGAAGCCCAACGGCACCATGCGACCGAAGGACATTAACGAGGATACCGGCGCGATCTTGGAGAACTTGGACAAGTTCGGATTCCCACCGCTCGTGCCGCTTCTCGAAATCTTCTACGCGTGCATCAAGACGGCAAACCCTCAGTTCGATGAGAAGTTCGATGAGTGGGTTTCGTCCTTCCCCGCCGATGGCTACGACTTGGAGCGCAAGGACGGTTGGGCTACCGACGTGATGCGTATTGTGATGGACAACTTTTTTCCAAGCGCCGCGCAAGATGCAGTGGAAGCCGAGGAAGCCGAAAAGGCCAGCGCCGCCGCTTCCAAGTAACCTGCAAGACGCGTGCGACGCGCGATACATCTACAACTGCCAGCAATGCGGCCTGACGCTTTCAGACCTTCAAATGATGAGCTACCGGCAGGTGCAAGACCTGTTGGAGATCAACGCGTTTTACGCCGACGCTGCGGCGCACTACGACGAAGACGAGAAGGCGCGCAAGGCCGAAGCCGCGTTCTGGTCATGACGTGACATGAAGTGAGTTCTTGACGGCAGCGCACCCGCGAGGGCGCGTTGCTTCAAGCACTCATGGGACTTTGACAACCGAAGAGGGGTGATTACGTGGCGGTCACTTACAAGGGGCTTGTTATCAAGTTCGGCGGCGACACGACCGAGCTTCAAAGCGCCCTGAAGAAGGTTCAGCAGGCATCGCGCGACACCCAAAGCGACTTGCGTGATATCAACAAGGCGCTGAAGTTCGACCCCGGAAACACCGAGCTGCTAGAGCAGAAGGTAAAGGCGCTCAACTCTGCATATGGCGAGACGAAACAGAAGCTTGACGCTTACAAGCAAGCGCTCGCGCAGTTGGAGAGCAAGAAGCAGAGCGGCGCGCAGCTCACGGCTCAGGAAGAACGGCAGTACGACAGCCTGAAGCGCGCGATCATGCAGTGCGAGCGCCAGCTAGACAGCTACGGCAGCGAGCTTGCGGACACGGCGAGACAGGCCGAAGGTTCGAAGACCGCGCTTGGCAAGCTCGGCCAGACCATCGAGGACAACGCCGACGCTATTTCAAACGCCGGGTCTAAGGTTTCGAGCGCGGGAACCGCTTTGTCTGGCGGCATCATCGGCGCGGCTGGCGCGCTTACCGGCCTTGCATCGAGCCAAGAGGAAGCGATACAGCAGAGCGGGCAGCTCGAAACGGCATGGGTGAGCGCTGGCGGCACCGCCGAGCAAGCATCTTCGACCTATGCGAGCTTCTACCGCATCCTTGGCGATTCTTCGTCTGCCACGGAAGCGAGCCAGAACCTAGCGCGCCTGACAACCAACGAGCAGGAATTGCAGCAGTGGACGGACATTGCCGCTGGCGCTTACGCGACATTCGGCGACGCTCTGCCGCTTCAGAACTTGGCGGAAGCAGCGCAGGAGACGGCGCACACGGGCACCGTCACTGGCGGTCTTGCCGACGCTCTCAACTGGTCTACGGCATCAGCCGAGCAGTGGAGCGCCGCGCTGTCCGGCCACTCTTCGGCTCAGGCCGCTTTCAATCAGGCGGTCGCCGAGGGTCAGACAAAGGAAGACGCTTTTAACGCTGCTCTTGCCGCGTGCGGAAGCGAGCAGGAGCGGTCGCAGCTCATCACCGAGACGCTTACCGGGCTTTATGCCGACGCGGGACGGCAGTACCAAGAGACGAACAAAGACCTTCTCGCGTCGCGTGACGCGCAGAACGAGATGAACCAGAGCATGCAGGAACTCGGCGAAGCGGCAATGCCAGTCAAGACCGCCGTAACCGAGATCGGGACGAGCCTTCTTAACACGCTCGCGCCCGCACTCGAAGCCGTAACGGGCTGGTACAAGAACCTAACGCCAGAGCAGCAGACGCTTGTTAATAACCTCGCGCTCGGCGCGGTCGCCTTCGGCGGCGTGACAACCGCCATTGGTAAGACGATGGAAGCCGCAGAGGGCGTGGGAAGCGCCTTCAAGACCGCTGGCGAGCTTTGGGGCGGCGCTAAGAAGCTCATGGGCGACACGGGATTTCTGAGCAAGATAGGAACCGGCTTCTCTAACATCGTCACCAAGGCGGGCGGTCTGGGAACCATGCTAACCGGCACGCTTTCTAGCGGTTGGACGGGCTTTACCGGTCTTATCGCCGCGCATCCTATCGGCCTTGGCGTAGCCGCCGTGTCAGCCGCCGTCGCTGGCCTTACGTGGTTCTTCACGCAGACCGAGACCGGCAAGCAGATGTGGTCTGACTTCACCGGCTGGATTTCGGAGAAGTGGCAAGCCGTGCAGGATTTCTTCGCTGGCGTGCCTGAGTTCTGGGGCGGAATCTGGGAGCAGGTCAGCACCGGCGTTTCGGATTTCTGCACCGGCGTTGGCGAGAAGTGGGAGCAGTTGAAGCAAGGCGCTTCCGACACTTGGGAGAACATCAAAACCGGCGCTTCGAACGCTTGGAATGATCTTAAAACCAACGTCGGGAACCTCGCACAAGGCGCGGTCGATACCGTGTCTAACTGGTGGAACAACCTAACCAGCAACACCGATTCGGCCTTCGGGCAAATCGCTTCCACGGTTCAGAACGACATGAACACCGCGAAGACCGTTGGCAGCTCGGCGGCTGGCGCTCTGCAAGCCGCAATGAACGGCGACTGGGAGACGGCGAAGAGCCAAGCGGCAAACGCCTTCAACGCGATCAAAGACAACATCGGCTCGAAGCTTGACGCTGCCGAGAGCACGGCGGTTAGCATCGCAGACCGCATCGGCGACAAGCTGGGATTCCCCGGTCTTGGCTCGAAGGTGCAGGGCGTGTTCAACAGCATTCGGGGCTTCATAGAGAACCCTATCGAAAGCGCATGGAACGCGATTTCTAGCATTCCGCAGAAGATCATGAACGCCTTCAGCGGAATCAGAATCAGCATACCGAAGGTGAAGTTGCCCCATTTCTCCGTTAGCTGGTGGGATTTGGGACCGGTTCGCCTTCCCAGCGTAAGCGTTAGTTGGTACGCGCGCGGTGGCTATTTCGATGAGCCTTCAATCGTCGGCGTTGGCGAAGCTGGCGGCGAGTTCATCGCGCCTGAGAAGCAGTTGCAAGGCTTCATCGAAACGTCGGTCAACCGCGCATTCTCGCGGTTCGCTGACACGCCGAACCAGCCCGTTAACGTCGCCGTGACGGTTTACGCCACGGTCGCTGACGGCGTGGACGCATACGAGACAGGCCAGCAGATCGGCGCTGGCATCGCAAGCAAGCTGAAGCAAAGGGGGGTGCCAGTTGCAACTTAGACGGACTAGGAACCAGCACGACCGAATCATCTTCAACGGCACCGACCTATCGAAGCTGGTTTACTGCAAGGTGCGCCGCCCCATCATGGCAACCGTCAACGCGACGTTCGAGAGCGTGCCGGGGCGGCATGGCGAGGTCTTCAAGAGCGCCTACCGTGGCGGCTACGACCTACCCGTTGAGATTTGGCTTAGGACTGAAGACCGCCGCGAGGTCGCGGAGATACGGCACAAGCTCGCGGCGGCTCTATGGACTGACGAACCCGCGCCGCTCTACCTTCCCGATGACCCGACGCGCTACCTGCTCGCAATCGTGAGCGGAAGCACCGACCTAGACGAGATCACCGACGATTGCCCTACTACCACCGTCACTTTCCACATCGGCGACCCCGACTATTACGGCCAGAAGCGCCGCATAGAGGTTTCGGCTGGCAACGTCTACGTCAATGCTGGGGGAAACAGACCGGCTTACCTGAAGGTGACGGCGAAGCCCGCTGCTGGCAGCACGTGGCGGATTACGAACGTCGATACCGGCGAGTTCGTGGCTATCAATACCGCGCTCACGTCTTCGAGCACCATTCGGCTTGATATGGCTACAGAGCACGCGACGGTGAACGACCAGACCGCGCCGGTAACGATTGATTCCGATTACTTCGAGATAAGCGGGCGCTGCCACCTGAACATCACTAACGGCACCGCGATTCTAGAGTGGGTGGAAAGATGGCTCTGATAAGACGAATCGGCTTCACCCGCTTCAGCAGGTGGGGCGAAAATCTGGGGCGGCTCACGGTGAGCGCCGCGACGCACGCCGACGCGCTGGACGGAACCGACGAGCTGAAAATCACGTGCGCCGAAGACCTTGTGAAGGGCGACCGCGTGGTTTGGATTGACCTTCAAGGAGTGTGCCACGAGCACATCGTGGACACCGTAGACCGCGTACACGACGATGACGGCGCGCCTGAGACGCAGGCAACGTGCATCAACTCCATCAACGAGACGTGGGATGACTGGTTGGACGATAAGCGGCCTTCTGGCAGCGTGTCGGTAGCCCTCTCATCCATTCTCGCAGACACGCGCTGGGAGGTTGGCACCTGCGATCAGGGCGGCAGCGCTTCGCGCACCTTCTACCATGAGAGCGTGCGCGAGGGATTGGCCGGAATCATCGAGACGTGGGGCGGCGAGCTTGAAACGCTTATCGTCCATGACGGCGCGCGCATCGTTAGCCGCCGCGTGGGCGTGCGCGCGAAGCGCGGCAACCAGAACAGCGCTAAGCGGTTCACGTGGACTAAAGACCTCGTTTCCGTCAAGCGCTCCGTTGCGAGCGACAACCCGAAAACTCGCGTCTACGGATACGGCAAGGGCGTTGAGACTGAGGGCGGCGGCTACGGTCGCCGTCTCACTTTCGGCGATATCAACGGCGGCAAAGACTACGTGGAGGATGCCGAAGCTACAACCGTTTGGGGGCACCCCGACGGCGAGGGCGGCATTCTTCCCGCCGTCGCGTCATACGTCAACGAGCAGTGCGAGGACGCGGCGCAGCTCTTGCAGGAAACGAAAGACTACCTAGAGCAGGTGAAGGAGCCGAAAGTAACCTACACCGCTTCGGTTATCGACCTATACGCCTTCGGGCGCTCGTGGGAGGGCGTGGGCGTGGGTGATGACGTGGCGATCATCGACAAGGGTTTTTCTGCCGAGGGCGTGCGCCTTCATGGCCGCGTGTCTCAGATTGAGCGCGACTTGCTCACCGGAGACGCTACCGTTACGTTCGGCACGCTTACGGACACGATGGCCGACATGTGGCAGAGCGTCAACAACGCGCTTAAGAGCAACAGCCAGCAAAACGCGCTCTATGACGCGGCTGCTGGCACGTCGGTTTCGTGGCTCATTCAGCTTCAGCAGGCGCTCAACGCTCAGTTCAATTCGGTTGGCACCTACAAGGTCGAGACGTTCGAGCTGGGAACGATCTACAGCAACGTACCAATCGACGCGCTAACCGGCCTTCCGCTGCGCATCACGTCTGGCATGTGGGCTGTCAACCTAAACGGCATGGGTCTTCGCCTTGCATCCGGCCTTACCTCCGACGGCCAGTGGGACTGGAAGACTTTCTTAACCGGCGGCATGGTGACCGCAGACCTCATCAACGCCGGTACGATGCGAGCAGACCGCGTGCGCGCCGGCCTTCTGACTGATGAGGTTGGAAAGAACTACTGGGACTTGACCACAGGCGAGTTCTCGCTTTCGGCGAGCGCCGGGGTTGGCGGCGGCTCGGCAGGTGAGCTTATCGTCGGAACCGATGTAGAGTTCGGGTTGTCCGACAGCGCATCTTCGAAGCCAACATCTTGGTCAACGAGCGCGACTTGGCAGAGGGGAAAGCACCTCTGGCAGAGAATCAAGATGACGCTCGCCGACGGCTCAACGGAGTACACCGAAGCTCAGTTGATCGCCAGCGCAAGTGGAATCGGCGTTTCAGAGGTAGTGGAGCAATACTACCTGAGCACCAGCAGCACCACGCAAGCGGGCGGCTCTTGGTCAGCCACGCAGCAGACGTGGGTGGCCGGTCGCTACTACTGGACGCGCAGCCGCATCACGTGGTCTGACGGGACGGTTACCTACACCGACCCCGTTCTCGCGCGGGCGCTCACGAGCGGCAACCAGAGCACGAACGACCTAGACAACTCGCTCACGCAGCTCGATGTGTTCAATCGACTGACGAATAACGGGCAGACGCAGGGTGTTTACCTCAGCAACGGGAAGCTCTATATCAACGGCGACTACATCAAGGCTGGAACCATCAACGGCGACTACATCAAGGGCGGAACAATCGAAGGTGCGATCTATCGATATGGAAGCGAAACATCATACACAAAAGCAAGTCAAGGTTACTTTTTCACGACAAACGGGGTAGACGCAATAAAGATATCCGGCGGAGAAATATACATCGGAGAAAAGGGCGAAGGAGATAACGTCAACTTAGAAGCAGGTCTAAACAAGGTTAGCTGGCTTGGAGAAGGCGGGATGCACATTGCATCCCATAGCGACAACCCGTATTTAGAGGGCTATACCCATGACGGTTATGTTGACGTCGCGATTACAAGCGTAGGGGGGCTGCTAGATTGCTGCTCACCTCTTTTCTTCAACGACTATGAGACCGGAAAGAGCGGCTTCGCTGTCGTTTCGGAAAACGCTAACAACTTTCGTTTTGTTTTCAACGTGACAAGCGATTCTTACCTTGAGATTCAGACCATCTTCGGGGCTTATGGTCTGTCTGCATGGCCTTCAGACGCTCGCATGAAGGAATCAATAACAGATTCTCCGGTAGATGCTCTCAGTGTTATCAGATCAATTAAGCATAGAACGTTCAGATGGAAGGACGTTGTAGACGGGTTCGGTGAAACCCATGAAGGCTGCTTGGTTGACTGCGGATACATCGCACAGGAACTGGAAGAAATCAACAAGGGCTTTGCTTTTACCGTCGGAGAGGGCACAGAAGGAGAGCGAAAGCAAATCAGCGAACAAAGACTGATTCCGTACATCACAAAAGCAATTCAAGAACTTGATGAACGTATTTCAGCAATAGAAGACAAGCTGAAAGGAGGCGCGCAATGAGCAACACGCAGACGTTGGAACTCGATATCTCGAAGGAGGGAACGGGAACCTGCGTCAAGGTGGGTCAGGGCGACGATGGCGGAACGACCATCAAGGCGCTTATCTACGACAACGGGGCTGAGTTCGCGCTTACGGGAGCTACCGCGTGGCTCGTGGCGCTTCTGCCGAACAAGCGCAACTACTATCGCGGCCAGTGCTCGGTGAGCGGCAACGCCGCCACGATCACGGTTGACGAATCCAAGCTTTGCAGTGTGCCCGGTTACACTGATGAAGCCTACTTCACGATAACGAAGGACGGAAACACCTACTCAACGGAGCGGTTCGCACTAGATATCCTGCGCAGCGCTCTTGACGGACAGCAGCCCGCGCAGAACTGGGACGATGCCGTTCAAGACCTCATCGACCGTGGAGAGACGGCGGTAAAGAACGCAAACGCCGCCGCGAGTTCCGCAAACAGCGCCGCAAGCAAGGCAACGACGGCTGCGAGCACCGCGAACACCGCCGCGACCAACGCAAACAACGCTGCAAAGGCGGCGAACGACGCAGCATCTTCGGCGAACACGGCAAAGGCCGACGCGGACAAGGCGACAACGGCTGCGAACAACGCGGCATCTGCGGCCAACACCGCGAAGGCAAACGCCGATGCCGCCACATCCAAGGCGAACGCTGCCGCGAGCGCGGCCAACACGGCGGCATCGAACGCGAACGCCGCAGCAGCGGCGGCTAACGGCGCGGCGGACGATGCCACGGCTGCTGCTCAGAACGCTTTGAACATCGCAAACAGCATAGCGGCTATCGAGCCGCCTTCTGACGATGAGGTTGAAGAGCTACGCGACGCTAACGCGGTGCTCGCTACCGCCGTCGCCGAGCTGCAAGACGATTACGTGATTATCAATGAAACGGCCTACATGCCCGCGAGCCGCCGAAGCGCGCTGTCGGGCGAAACGCTCACGGTCGCGCAGGCGAGCATGAGCAGCGAGACGGCCACGCTCAACTAAGGGGGTACCATGGCTGACCTTTCCAAGTTCTCGATCAACGGAACGGCATACAACCTGAAGGACACTTCGGCGCGAAACTCGGCAAACGCCGTCACCACCGCAGAGGAATACGACCGGCAGCACATCATCAACGCATACGGCGGTCGCTCGCTCGCTTCGGTCTTCGCAAGCGAGATCGGGAGCGCCGACGTTTACACATGGCTTCGGAACCGCGCTCGAAGCGCCAACTTCGCCGGTCTTCGCATCGGCGATTACATCGACGTTCCCATCACGGCGGGCGCTAACGTGCCGTCGCAGACGGTGCGCTACCGCATCGGCGCTATCGACCACTATTACCAGTGCGGCGACACAGCGAAGGGGCACCATATCGTCATGGTGCCGCTCGCGCCCGTGAGCGTCACCGGAGACAAGGCATCAAACACCAGCTACCTTCAGTGGCGAGATACGAACGACAACAACGGTACCGCCGAGGAAAAGCACCCTTACTTGGTTTCGAAGCTGCACGACTGGGAAATCAACGACTTCCTGCCAGCGCTGCCGACCGCGCTTCAGAACGCGATCATGGCGCAGCGCGTGCTTCTCGAAGAGCGCTATTCGTCTTCGGGAAATCTCACAGAAGCGAGCGGTTGGAGCTGGGCAGACTTGGGCAAGATTTGGTCGCCCTCAGAGATGGAGGTTTACGGGTGCCCGGTCTGGGGAAGCAAGGGCTACTCTGTAGGCTTCGATAGTCAGTTCCCCATCTTCACTGACACCGCAAGCCGCATCGCGGGCGGTCGCGTCTCTTGGTGGCTGCGCTCCGTCATGGGCGGGTCTTCGTCCAACGCGTGCTATGTCAGCGGCGACGGCTATGCCAGCAGCCATGCCCCGACGGACGACTGGATACGCCCCCTGCCGTGCTTCCTCCTAGGCTGATAAAATCAGCCGTACTAGGTACTGGTCTGGCGCATGCCTTGCGCATGCGCCTTTGCTTCCCCGCGCGAAGCGCGGGCGAAGCAATTTTCAAAAATCACGGAGGGGGGGGGATGTTGAAAATTGAGCGGCGTATATGTGCGGAACCGCAACCTAAGCTCGTTCGAGTATTTCAACACTGCTGTTTCGATTCGAAACGACGTGACGCGTCTTGTGGCTTCGTCGGCGGTGCCGAAGTCTTATCGCTTCATCCTCGCCGTCCCCATGGCGGAGACGGCGCGAAGCTTGGTGTTCAATCTGGTTAAGGCTGATGCCTTCTACCCGAACACGGCTCGCAACGTCGAAGAGCGAAAGCATTACATGACGCTTGCGATAGCGGACTTGCAGCAGCTATACCAAGACCTGCAATGCCTTATGGCTATGAATCTGCCGGTGAAGGTCGCGCGGTTCGAAGCGATATCAGAGAGCATAGAGAGCGACATAAAGCTGATAAAGGGCGCTCGCGCGGGCGTGAAGCTCATTGGGAAGGGGTAAAATGGTCGCGCGTTGTCCCTTGGAAATCATCGCGTCAATTGGTGGCTGCGCTCCGTCATGGGCGGGTCTTCGTCCAACGCGTGCAATGTCAACAGCAACGGCAATGCCAACAACAATGCCCCGACGAACGACTGGATACGCCCCCTGCCGTGATTCCCAAGCCTTGCCAGACCGTGCGGCCATAAGCGCCGCGCGCCGTGCATTTGAGGAAGGAAGGGGCGACCGTCGGGCGCAAGCCCGTAAATATGCACCCCGCGACGGTTGCCGTTCGCTGCTTGCATGGCGCGGTTCTCGGCTTCCGACCGCGTTTCATGGTCAACCGTCAAGCGGCTGCTGGATGCCGGTTGCGAGCCGCGCGGGGTGCCCTCATGAACTCTGAAGAGCGCAGGGCTGTGCGACGCGCAAGGCGCGATGCCAAGCGAGCGGAGAACCGGACTAGGCGCATCGAGGGATGCACGCTAGAAGCCGTCGCCGACCTCGATAACCTATACGATGCCGCCAACGGCGCTGCCGCTGGCGTTCGCTGGAAATCGAGCGTGCAGCGATACATGGCACGCGTAGTTCCAAACATCATGAGGGCGCGGCGCGACCTTCTCACGGGTGCCGACTTCCGACGCGGCTTCATCGAGTTTGACTTGTTCGAGCGCGGCAAGCTTCGTCACATCTGCTCTGTCCACTTCTCAGAGCGCGTCATACAGAAGTCTTTGAGCCGTCACGCCCTCGCGCCCGCGATCTGGCCTACACTCACCGAGGGATGCGCCGCGAACGTCAAAGGGCGCGGCACAGACTACGCGATTCGCCGGATGAAGCGCCAGCTTGTCGAGCACCACCGAAAGCACGGAACGGAAGGCTACATCTTGCAGGTCGATTTCGCGGACTACTTCGCAAACATCGACCACGACGCTTGCAAGCGCCTTATCGACCGCGCCATTGACGATGAGCGCGTTAAGCGCGTCATGAGCGACCAGATAGACGCTCACGGCGTGCGTGGCTTGGGTCTTGGCAGCGAGCCGAACCAGATTCCAGCCGTCGCCCTGCCGTCGCCCATCGACCATCTGATGCTGTCCCTTCCGGGCATCTTGGCGAGCGGGCGATACATGGACGATAGCTATTGCATCGCGCTTGAAAAGCAGACGCTTTGGGACGCTCTTTCGCGTATCGAAGCGCTCTGCGACGATCTGGGAATCATCATCAACAGCAAGAAGACGCGCGTTGTGAAGCTGACGCGCGGCTTCGTGTTCCTGAAGAAGAGGTTTTCATATGGCGAGGGCGGAAAGGTTGTCGTTCGCCCGTGCCGTTCCTCCGTGACGCGGCAGCGGCGAAAGCTGAAGAAGCAAGCCGCGCTGGTCGCCCAAGGGATTATGACCGTCGAGCAGGTCAACCAATCCTACCAGTCGTGGCGCGGAAGCATGAAGCGCCTTTGCGCTCACGAGACGGTAAAGCGCATGGACGCGCTATACAAGGAGCTTTTCGGCTGAGGAAGCCGACATAGCAAGGTATCGAAGCCCTCGCATTCGCGGGGGCTTTTTTGTTGCGAGAGAAAGGGGAACATATGGCATTCACCGAAGAGGAAGAGGGCAAGCTTCGCGCGATCATCGCCATTTTCGACGGTCAAGCGCCGTCGCTCTCTAGCGACGTGGCGGCGAAGTGCCCCGCGCTTTTCGCGGCGTGGGACGGCGACGGCCACGCCTACGCCGAGGGCGAGCGCGTGAGCTATGAGGGCGAGCTTTACGTTTGCCTTCAGGCGCACACGTCGCAGAACGATTGGGCACCCACGGCAGCGCCGAGCCTTTGGGCGCAGGTGCTTGAAGCTGGCACGCCCGACACGCCGACAGAGGAAGTGCCCGAATGGGTGCAGCCTGATTCTACGAATCCCTACCCGCTCGGTGCCCGCGTCAAGCACAACGGCAAGGTCTGGGAATCCCTCGTTGCAAACAACGTCTGGGAGCCGGGGGCTGTCGGCACAGAAACCGTCTGGCGAGAGGTGACGGAGGGCTGACGTGGCGGAGAGCGTTTTAGACCATGCAGCGGCCTTCGGTGCCGAATGGTTCTTCGCGTTCCTCGTTGCTATCGGTTTCGGAATACTCGCAAAGCAGCTGCTTAACGAGTACCAGCGCAACAACGAGCGCAAGGCAGAGCTTGAAGAGCGAAACGCGGCGCGGCAGGCAGAACTAGAGCTGAAGCGCGAAGAGCGCAAGCGCGACGAACTCAACGAGCGCGCACAGCGCGACCGCGAGCGCTCGGAAATGGAAGGCCGCATCGCTGCGCAGATGGAGCGTAGCAACAACATTTCGGAAGGGCTGCAAGCCGCTATGGAATCTCTCAGGGCTTCCACGGCGGCGCTGCACGACGAAATCAGGGAATCGCGCGAGCACTCGCACGACATGGCAAACAAGGTCGATCACATCTACGACCGCGTAGACCTCATCTATGAAAAGGAGAACTGAAATGATTAACTTCACCGCACGTATCAAGAACAAGACGTTCTGGCTGACTCTCATTCCCGCCGTCCTGCTGCTCGCGCAGGTGGTCGCCGCGCCGTTCGGCTACCAGTGGGATTTCGGCGTTCTGAACGAGCAGTTGGCCGCGATCATCAACGCGCTTTTCGCCGTGCTCGCGATTCTTGGCATCGTGACCGACCCGACCACGGCGGGCGTTGGCGATTCCGCGCAAGCGCTCACCTACACCGAGCCGAAGCGCGATGAGTAGGCTAAAGGCTGTCGCCCTCGTGCTTTCCGGAGCGCTCGCGTCAATGCTCTTCTGCGGCTGGCTCATCGTCGGCCATATCGAGAGCGACGCGGGCGCGCTCGCTGAAGCGCGCGAAGAGGGCTACGCGGCGGCTGAGGAAGACCGCCTTGCAATCGTGGTCGATAGGCCGATTGCAGAGGGTAACAGCATGCCGCTATGGCTTCAGACTGACCCGCAATGGGACTACATACCCTATGCGGGCGGAACCATCGGCGACCACGGCTGCGGCCTTACATGCGCGGCTATGGCTGTCAAATACATGACGCTTCAGGACATTACGCCGCTCACGCTCGCATCGTTCGTGGGTGACACGTGCCTTACCGATGGCGTTAACGACCCCGGCAAGTTCTGCGCGTGGATTGCCGAGCATTACCCGGAATACGGCATCGAGAGCACGCCGATTTCTTACGATCTCGCACCCGTCCTTCAAAACGTGTCCGATGGGTGGCTTGCCTTCGCTGGCATGAGCGGAACGCTCGGCGATAGGGACTACGGCGGGCACGTCGTGCTTATCTGGCGCGCAGACGATGACGGCTACTGGATACGCGACCCGGCGAGCGCTGGGAACTCAGCGCGCGCCTTCACGCTCGAAGAGCTAGAGCAGGTCGATTTTCATTACTTCTACTGCATCAGAGGGGGCTTCTATGGCACTCAACGGCATTGATATTTCTAACTACCAGCGCGGGCTTGACCTCGCGCAGGTGCCTTGCGATTTTGTTATCTGCAAGGCGACAGAGGGAACCACCATCGTTCACAACACCTGCGACCCGTGGATTCAGCAGGCTATCAAACTCGGCAAGCTCTGGGGCTTCTATCACTTCATGAACGGAGAAGACCCCATCGCTCAGGCTAAGCACTTCGTCGCAAGCTGCCGTAACTACTTCGGCAACGGCATTCCCGTTCTCGATTACGAGATGTACGGGCGCATCGGCACCGACAAGGCAAAGCAGTTCCTCGATTACGTCTACGATCAAACCGGCGTTCGCTGCATCGTCTACATGAGCCGTAGCGTTTGCGCCGAAGAGGATTGGTCGAAGATCGCGCCGAATCACGCGCTATGGGTTGCGCAATACGCCAACAACAACCGCACCGGCTACCAATCTTCGCCGTGGCTTCCCGATGGCGGCTTCGGCGCTTGGGGTAGCTGCGCAATCCACCAGTACACGTCGAATGGCCGTCTCGATGGCTTCAACGCGCCGCTTGATCTCGATATCGCCTATATGACGCGCGAAGCGTGGGGCAAGTTCGCCAACCCGTCCGGCGCGGCAGCGCCCGACGTTCCGCCCGCAGAGGCTGCCGAGCCTTCGCCGGAGGGCACGACGCTTGACCTCGCGGCTGCTGTCATGCGCGGCGAGTATGGCGTTGACGATGAGCGCCGCGAAAAGCTCGGCGACCGTTACCAAGAGGTGCAAGACCTCATCAACTACATTGACGGCGCTTCCGCTTCTCAGCTCGCAGACGATGTGGAGCGCGGAATGTTCGGCGTTGTGCCGACGCGCAGCGACGTTCTGGGCGACCGCTTCAGCGAGGTTCAGGCAATCGTCAACCAGAGGGCTGGCGTTGGCGCTTCGCGCGTCTACACCGTCAAGAGCGGCGACACGCTCAGCGAGATTGGCGCTTCGCTCGGCATCGACTGGCACACCATCGCAAGCAAGAACGGCATTGGGGCACCTTATACGATCTACCCCGGCCAGAAGCTTTCTTATTAGCGTTCAAGCGGGGCACCCTGACAAGGGGTGCCCCGCTTTCTGGCGTTAGACGGGCTTACAGCAAGCCGCCCATCTGGTATTTTGCAAACACCGGAAATGGCTATTTCTGGCACGTTCCAACGACAACAAACCAGTTTTTCGATACCCTTACA